CTGGCGGATGTCCGCCAGCGCCTTCTCTGCAGCGGCCTCTGCCTCGCGCTGCTTCGTGATCGTCTTGTTGTTGCCCATCCCCTCTGTGTAGGCAGAGGTCAGGCCGCCCTCACCCATCAACGCCTGCTTCTGCGCCAGCGCGGCCCGATACTCAGCAGCTACCGCGCGTGCGCGCTCCACCTCGTTCTGATACCAGACCTCTTTGCCAAACTGCCCGCCCAGCGACTGCAGGTGAGCGAGGTTTTCTTCGGCATCCTTGGCTTTTCCCTGAAGGATGGCCAGTTGCTCCGAATTGGGCCGGAGGACATCAGGGAGAAGCGCAAGGTCAGTGCGCAGGTCAAGGATGCCGCCAGTCAGCAGATTGATCGTGCCATTGAAGGCATTTGCCACAAGGTTCAGGGAGGCGAACCCAGCCCGGCCAGCGGCAACAGCCGCGCCCGTTCCCAGCGACTCCAAAGCGCCTCCGCCACTCTTGCTCGCGTTCTCGATGGCATCGGAAATGGCCGTCATGTCGCGGCTGATGGCAGTCATTTCTCGAGCCATGGCTTGGCTGACACCCGAGTCGCCGGCCGTCTGCTTCAGCTTCTCCCAGGCTGTGTTGAAGCGATTCACCGCTCCATCAAGGCGGTCTGCCGCCTTTTCTGCCGCATCGCCCAGCGAGCGGTTCAGCTCCTGTGCGAACTTGGGCAGGAAGTCGTCGGCTACAACCTGGCCCTGCTCCAGCATCTTGCCCAGCTCGGCAGTGGTGACGCCCATGGCGCGCGCCGCAGTCTGGAAAGCGCCAGGCAGGCGCTCGCCGAGTTGCCCGCGCAACTCTTCGCTCTGCACGGTGCCCTTACTGATCATCTGCTGCAGGGCCAGCAGCACGCCAGACGTGTTCTCGGCGCTCAGGCCCATGACCGCAGACGCCTTCGCCACAGACTCGAAGATCGCGCGCGCCTTCTCCCCCTCCAGGGCGGTGCCGCGCGCTGCAGCTGAGAACTGCTGATAGGCCTTGGCAGTACTGTCGAAGGCCAATCCCAAGTCGGATGTTGCCTTTCGCAGGTAGGCGATTTCAGCTGCGCTGCCAACGGCGGACGAGAAGTCCAGGCTGATGCGCAGGCGCTCGGCTGAGGAGCTTGCCATGTACAAAGCGGCCGCCGATTCCTTGGCCCAGGTCACCACCTGCAAGGCCATGAAAGCCTGAACGCCGCGCACGGCGAGGCCCATGTTGGTGCTCAGGCTGTTGCCGGCATCGGCAAGAGCCTTGACGCCTGCGGCGCTTTCCTTGCCAGCAGTCGCAGCCAATTGCGCTGAGGCGCTGAAGGCCCGCACCTGCTCCCCGGCTGACTGGAATGCCCGGGCCAAGTCCTGGGACGACTTCGTGGCGTCGGCTTGCGCCTTCGCAGCAGCCTGAACAGCGGACACGGCCGAAGTCATCGCCGCCGCCATCTGGGCCACGGTTTGGTTGGCCGCCGTCAGCTGGGCCTGCATCTCGCGCAGGCTTTGCTGGGCGGTCTTGGCGCTGTTTCCGAAGCCCTGCACGCTGGACGCGGCGGTGTCTGCCGAGCGAGCGACCGCGCCCAGGCCCTTCTCAGATCCGTCGCCCATCGTCTTCAGGCTGGCACCCGTCTTGGACGCGGCGCCCTCCACGTTCACCAGGGACTTTTCTGCCCGGGCGCCCTGAGTCGTCAGGCTCTCCAGGGACTTGGTAGCGCGATCAACGCCTGTGGCATCAATGCGCAATCCGAGTGCTGCGACATCCATGTTGTGACCTCAACGAAAAAGCCCGCAGGGAGCGAACCACGCGGGCATAAAAAAAGCCACCCGAAGGTGGCTTCTATGAATTCAGGCGGCTATGTCAGCCGAATGGCGCCGTGGAGCCGCAATGCTTGCAGACGCTTGCATCGCGACGGATCTGCTCTCGGCAATAGTTGCAACGACGAAGGATACTGAAGGCTCCCGCCTTCTCTGTGGCCGGCAGAACCAGCAGAAAGACGCCGCCAATTAACGGGCTCGCGAACAAGGAGATAAAGAACCAGCCAATGCCAGAACGACCACGTCTATCAGCAAATATCCCGCATGCAATGGACAGAAGGACCCATCCAAAAAACAGTGCCATATCCCCTCCAGGCAATTACATGGCGCTGATCGTAGCGCATCAGTGGCCAGCGGGTCCGGTTGCCCTCCTGGCCTACGATGGGAGATTCCACACAACCCATCGCCAGGAGGGCGAAACCATGAAACACACCACCGAAGAACTGATTCTTGCAGCGCACGTGCGAGAAATTGCGCAAAAGCTCAGAGACGCACAACTGGAGCGCGAGTGCAAGGTGTGGGAGCAAATGAGCATGCAGCCCAACGACGAAGAAGGCCGCGCAAAGCGCGCAGAATTCCGCTCCTCATGGCTGGCTTCCCACAAGGTCGCATCCTTTGCAAAAGAGGCACTGAGCCACATCTCTGCTGTTGCAGATGCGCTCAAAGCGGATTAGAGCTTGACGGCAGGCCGTCACTATCCCAGCGCTGCAGCAGGTTGGCGATCTGCGTGTTGAGTCGCAGGATCTCGCGGCTGGCGGCCAGCATCTCGGGCCAGGGATTGAACGCAGCCGGCACAATAGCCTCGCCGGTGTGCACCTGCCCCAAGAAGAAATCCTTGGGCAGCAGGCCGCCACGGTGGATCAGTTCTGGACCGCTCATCATTCCCAGCCAGTCGGCCAGGTCGTCAAGGCAGAGGCCCGCAGCACCGAGTTCGCGCACGAAGCTGGCAAGGCAGCTATTCCGTTCGTAAGCGGCCATGATCACCTCAAAACGCGCGCGCTTCTCTGCGCTCTCTGCCGCGCTTCTCGCGCACATTGCGTTCGAGTGGGCGGCCGCTGCCGCCATGCCGGCTGCAGCGGCCGACGCTTTGGGGTTGTATTCCATGCTGACTCCAGAAAATGGCGGCCCGCGCGCGGCGGGCCAGATGAAGAAGCGCCGGCACGCGCCGGCTACTGAAACTGCAGCGACGGCTGGATGCGCGACATCAGCGCATCTGCCTCCTTCTGCAGGGGCGGCCTCTTGGTCTTGTGCTCGCTCAGGCCTCGGCCGCACAGGCTTGCGAACTTCTCCTGAGCATCGAGCGCGGCCCGGGCCTCGTACCACGCTTGGATGAGGGATGGCGCGGCGCGGTGGCCTTCCAGGATGTCCAGCACCCAGCGGCGAAACTCCTGGGCCTTGTTGGTGCGGGCCAGCATGCCGATCAGGTGGGCGCCGCGCAGGCTGAAGACGCGAGACTTGGCCACCAGGGCTCCCGAGAACACCGTTTCGGTGGTCTCGACAATGCAGGTCATGGAATCCGAAAATTCGGCGCGGTGCTTGTCGTACAGCCGGGTCACGGAGTCGGCTCGGCTGTACCCGAGGGCCATTGCAATGTCTGCTGCGCTGGCCCACTTCTTACCATCCTTCTCGATGAGCCGGATGGAATGGTCTTGGAACATGAGTTCTTTCATCATTTGCCTTTCGGAAATAGAAAAGCCGCCTCGGTGGGCGGCTGTGGTGTACCGGCGGGCGCCGGCGCAAAAAAACCGCCTCGCGGGCGGTCAGGTTTTCCTCATCATTTCCCGGCTGAAGGTCTTCTCCTTGCCGGTGACGTGCGAAAGGTATGCGTTGTCCATGGCGCGGACGATGGGCTTGAAGAATTGCTCCTGCAGGCCCAGCGCCTGGCCGGCGGCGCGGATGGCTGAGATCGGGATCGGACCAGGCCCCATGCCCACGCCGCGCTCCGTGGACAGCTCCCAGAACGCGCGCCAGATCGGCCATTCCACGTCGGTCAGCTCTGGCGGGATGAGCGTCTTGGGGATCTCCTGCCCGAAGCGGACGTAGGCCGCGATGGTCTCAGCCGCGTCGGGGTTTTCAAGTGCCCACTTCAGGCGGGCGACGAGTTTTTTCCCGCCTCCTCCACGAAGGCGTTGGCGTCGGCATCGACCATCTGGGCCGCACGCAGCACGATGGAGGCGAACTTCTCGCCGTTGCGCGAGGTGATCCACTTCATGGCCAGGGCCTGGTCGTAGGCGACAGGCTGGCCGGCGTCCTCGATGCCTTCCCAGTCCGTCAGCACCTGCTCGGCCAGGATCTCGTTCATGGTCTTGGCCAGCTGTTCAGCTTCCAGCGGCTTGCCCTTGTTCTTGGCGCGCAGGGCGGCTTGCTTGGCGGTGATCGCCTTCTGCACGTCGGGCGAGGTCAGGCCGCGCACCTTCAGTGCCAGGCCGGGCATGCCGCCGATGTCGCGCACCCAGGCGCCGTTGTCCAGTGCGGCCAGACCTGCGTCGGTCACGATGAGGCTATTGATGTCCATTTTGCGAATTCCTCGGTTCGATGGTTCAGGCGGGGCCGGCGGGTGAACCACTCCCCCCGGCCCCTGGCCCCTTTCGGGGTTTCAGTGAGCCGAGGTCAGACCTCGATGATGTTGGAGTCCACAGCCAGCGACCAGGTGCGCAGGTGCACGGCCGTGGCGGCACCGCCGGAGCGCGCGCCGGGCATGGCCAGGGCATAGAACAGGTCGGTCATGCCGGCCGGCGGCGCGGACGCGGTGGTCACGCCGGTGCTGGTGCCCGTGGTGTCGATGGCAGTCCCGCCAGGCGTTGCCGCCACGGAGAAGGCGTTGGCGGTCAGGCCAGCTGCCACGACGTAGTACACCGTTCCCTCCGTCAGGCCCGTAGGCAGCGCGCCACCCTCGTTCGTGAAGACGACAGGCTGGCCAGCTTCCAGGCCGTGGCCCGTCCAGGTCACGACGCCAGGGGTCGCGATGCTGATGGTGACCACGGACGACGGCTGGCAGTCCGCGCCCCACTCGATCTTCCATTGGTACGGACGGCAATCATCGATTGCCTGCTTGAACTTGATCTGGCCCGGGTCAGTGGCCATGGGAACGAACTGCGATTCCATCGTTCCGGCGTTCAGCGTGGTCTTGATCTTGCGGGTGCGCCGCTCGTTGATCAGGTCCTGCTCGGCCACGTTCTGGGTGTCGCCGATGCTGCCGGCATTCGCCCAGCCGCCGATCTCGGTCCAGACCGCGCCTTGGAAGTCGGATGCCGCGACCGTGCCCTTGGCGGTGACGGGACCGCCGATGAAGATCTTCGAACCCGCAATGGGGTAGAGTCCACCGCTCATAGTGTTTGCTCCTACGCAAAAAAGCCGCACAGGGGCGGCGAAACGAAAAACCCGGCACTGGGCCGGGTCGGTTGAAAAAACGATGCTGGCGCCCGCGCGGGGCGCTATTCGGTGGGCGTGGCGCCCTTCTTGGCCCGGCGTTCAGCGCGCGGAGCCTGCTGTTCAGCCAGCTCAGCAGAGCCGGTCTTGTCCTTCAGCCCCACCATCTCAGCGGCGCCTTTCACGACGTGGCCCAAGGCCTCGCCCACCTTCGCCCGGTAGAGGGCGTCGCGCGCGAGCTGTTGCCGCGCCTTGCAGTCAGGGCACATGGCCACCTCCTTTCATGCAAAACATCGCCAGGGGATGCGCACCGGCACAGTCCAATAGCCGGTGTCCTCGTAGCCCTCCTGGACATGCGGGTACGAGCTGACGGCCACGCACACGGCGCCATAGCGCATCTTCGTGCCGTCGATGAAGTGTTCGGCGATGCCCGCGGCGATCTGGTCGTAGACCGCCACGGCCTGGACCAGCGGGTGCACCAGCGTGACCATCAGCGAGCCGGTGCGCCGGTGCGGCTCGCCATCGCCCAGAAACAGGCGCACGGGGTCAGCGCTGACGCGGCCGACACGCAGGTATGGCTGCGGCAGCCCCCCGGAGGCAGGCACCTGGAACGTCTGCCCGGGCCAGGCCTTGGGGTACGCCAGCGGCAGCGTGTCGATGCGCGACTTCAGGGCCAGCCAGATGGATGTCTCAATCCCTGGTGTCATTTGCGAGCCTCCACGCTGTCCTGCGTCTCTTTCGCGGCCTGGGCCACGATCTGGGGCCAGGCGTCAATGGCGCCCTCCAGGAAATGGCTGCCGGCCTGGTTGAACACGCGGCCCAGCACATCCGCGCCGACGAACCCATAGTTCTGCCGGCGCGCGTAGATGGCCTGGTAGCCGAGCCAGATGGGCTGGTTGAGCTTCAGGGTGGCGATGACCACGCCCACGGTGGCGCCAGCCGTCGGCGTGGTGCTGGTCTTCGGCATGCCCTGGGTCGATGCCACCAGCGAGCGCGCAAGGTTGCCGCTCTGAAACGGCACGCGGCCGCCCTGGGGCTTGGTCTTGGCCATTTCCTCGGCCAGCAGCTCTACGCTGCGCCGGTATACGGCCTGCGTTCGAGCCTCAGTCTCTGAGGCCCATTTCCCGATCATGTCTGCGAAACCGGCCATCACTCGAGCCCTACGGTGTGGTCCAGGCGGAACTCTGTGTCGCACCCGCACCGGATGTTGTGCTTCGCGCCTCCCTTGGGGTCATGCGCGTGCTGCAGTTGGGCCCCGTCCGGGAAGATGAACGGCGTGAACAGGCCGCGCACGGATTTGCCGGACTTGGCCAGGTGGTCAGGGCGGTGGTACAGCGAAGCGCCGCGCCGATGCCGCCAGGTCTTAATCACTGCACTCGGGTCCAGCCCCTGAGATTCGGCCAGCTGGCGCCATTCCTCCATACGCGCGGACATCACTGCGTTCGCAGTCTCCGTCTCGGCCACCGTGTCGGCCCGGGCCTTCAGCAGTGCATTTCTGTACTGGCGCTCGCTGATGGCCCTCTCTGCGTCCGGCACGGCCTTGCCAGCCTTGTAGGCCTTCAGGATCCGCTGCTCCGTGGCCGTGTTGACCTGGTAGCGCACCGAGAGCGTGCCGTCGACGTGCTCGATCACCAGGGCCCGGACACCCTCTGCCGTGCGCATCCCCTCGGTCACGGCCTGCAGGCGTGCGGCGCGCGGACCGTCCAGACCCAGCACGCCACCCTCGCGGGCCGTTCCGCCTGTGGCCCGGCCAACCAGGTCCACGGCGATGTTGCGCGGACCATGGCCCTGGGCATAGCCGGCCTCGATGACGCGGCGCGCCACCTCTGACTGCTCCTGGCTGAAGCCCACCACACGGCCGGCTACGTTCTCGGCGATCCACTCCTGGGCGCCGGGGCTGGTCATCCGGAAGCGGTTGCCAATCCCGGCCAGGCCCTGCGCCTGGATCTGCGCTGCAGTCGATGCGCCAGCCTTGGCGTAGGTTTCGGTCATGACCGAGCTGTATTCAGCCCAGGCGGCCGGATCAATGTGCAGCGCCGCGATGGCGGCCGGTGTGTCGAAGCGCGCCAGCGCGTCCAGCAGGGCTCGCCAATCCATGTTGGCCTGCAGGTCCGTCACCGAGGCCATGAAGGCGCGGTGCACCTCGGGCCGCAGCTCTGCGATCAGCAGCGCGAACAAGCGCGCCTGGGACATCGTGGGGCGCGTGGCCATGGTCAACCTCGAATCGTGAACTTCACCGCCGCCGCGATACCCGCAGCCGGGATGCGCTCGAAGGCGATGATGTGGACCGGCACGCCGTCCACGGAGAGAGTGTCGCCGGCCTGGTACTGCATCTGGGGCACCTCGCAGATGGCCTGGCGGTCGGACGCCAGGATCACCGTGCCGCCCATCTCCGCCCCGACCAAGCGCTGGCTCACCCCGCGCACTGCGCCGCGCAGCGTCTCTGCCTGCGTGACTGGCTCCACGGGGTCCCAAGGATTCGGCCCGGGCGTGCCGGGCGTCTTGCGGGTCAGCACGATCTCGCCCTGGCCAAGACCGCCCTGGCTGGTCGGAGCCAGCAGGCCGCGCGTCATGGCGGCCATCTCGGTGTAGAAGTCGGCCATCAGATCACCCTGAACAACGTGTCGGCCCGGCGCTTGCTGGAGCACAGCCAGGGCAGGACCATCCCATTGATGATGGCGTCCGAGGCCATGCCGGGAGCAGCAGCGCCGCCGCCGGTGTCGCCGGGCGCGAAGAACTCACGCGAGATCGTGTCGACCTGCTCGCGGCGCGTGATGCGGTTGGGATCGCTGCTGCCCGTGGCCCAGCCCGGCGTGATCGCCTCCAGGTAGGCCGCCCGGTAGCTGGCGTTGATCCAGGCCGGCGGGATCAGGTCCTCGGGCACGGGCTGGCCGTTCACACGATGTCCAGCGCGCGGCCAAGCCAGCTCCTGTGCGAAGCCGCCGGCGCGGTGGCTGCACTGCAGCCGGGCCTCGTAGGCTGCATCCACATATGCGCTGCCGATCGCGCGCAGCGTAGCGGGCACGGCGCCCACCGGCAGGGTCAGGCCCTGGGCTGTCAGCCAGGCCTGCAGGCCGTCATCGGTTCCGTATGCCGCCATGGTCAGGCCTTCTGCAGCTTGGCGATCTCTTCGGCCACGCGCTTGTCGGACCAGCGTTTGTCTGCGGGCTTGCCGGCCAGCGCCTCGTACTGGGCGCGCGCGTCAGCAGGCTCAGCAGGCTCAGCAGCAGCATCGACGCCCTGCAGGTCCTCGTCGGCGTTCGGCTCCGGCTCCGGCTCCGGCGCGGACGCGGGCGCTTCAGCATCCTCCACGCGCACGGCCATGCTGGCTGCCAGCAGGCCTAGGTACTCGCCAGAGAACTCGCCCTCGACGCTGCCAAAGGCCGGCAGGCGCACCGGGCCATCGACGCCCTGCAGGTCATAAGGGCTGTTGGTCAGGTTCGTGATCTTTTTCATGGTCGCTCCAGGCATAGAAAAGCCCACTGCTGGGCAATGGGCTGGGTATGCCGGGTCAAGGGCCGTAGCCCTCAACCCAAGCCCGTCAAGGCGTCGGCGGTTCGCTGATCTGGTCCAGGTAGCGCATGGCCACCGTGGTCAGCAGCTCGACGCCGCCGGTACGGAAGATGCCGGGCACCGCGTAGTTGAGCGGGCCGTCCTGGTACACCGGCAGGAAGCGGTGCGGCATGGGCAGGTGCAGCTTCACGTACTCGCCGTCGTTCTTGTAGGCCACCATGCGGCCCGTGGTGCCGTTGGCGGCGCCAGTCCCCAGCTCGCGCACCGTGCGGATGGTCAGGGGGCGACCGGTCTGCATGGTGTACAGGTTGGTGCGCAGCACGAACGACAGGATGGTCTCCATCGTCGTGGCGCTGTAGGGCGTCGCGGCGATGTAGTTGTAGGCCTCCACGGGCAGCAGGATGGTGTCTGCCAGCTCGGTCTCGAAGGTGGTCAGCGAGATGCCCTGCAGCGCGATGTTGATGTCGCGCACGATCTGGGCCGGAGTTTTCTGGCCCACGCCAGCCGCGTTCACCCACAGCGTGGAGCTGCCGGTGCCGTCCGCCGGAGCGTTGACCGTCACGACGCCGCTGTAGTTGATCAGGCCGCCCATGCCCTTTTCAGGCGCGCCCTTCAGGGTCAGGTCGTACATGAACTTCATGTACGCCAAGCGAGCGGCGCGCGCGCGGCGATCCGACAGGCTTGCACCAGGGAAGGCCATGGTCGTGTTGACCTCTTCCAGATTCCACTGGTAGCCGATGGCCGCCAGCTGGAAGGTCTTGGTCTGCATGTCCTGGTTGACATCGGCCAGAGGGATGTCCTTGGCGTAACCGGACTGCCAGTTGGCACGGCCGGTGCTGTCGGACGTGTAGGTCAGGATGCCCGGGGACCACTCGGGCGCCGAGCTGTCCACGAAGATCAGGCGGCCGAAGTCCCAGTCGGGGTGGCGCGCCTCGTAGACGCGCTGGTTGACCTGGTAGGCCTGGCCGGTGACGAACGCGAGTGCTTGTTGGTCGTTGAATTGGTGCATTTTTTAGGCTCCCGAAACGGAAAGCGAAGGAACGGGGCGGCGGTAGCGGACGACGCCGACCGCGCCGCTGACGCCGTCCTCCTCGAACTGCGCGCCGGGGATGGTCACCACGGTGGCGGACTGGGCAGCGCCGGTCCAGGTGCTGTTGGCGGTGTTCCAGCGGGCCGCGGCGCCCTTGGTCACGTTGGCGCCCAGCAGCACGCCGATGACGCCCGATTCGCAGATGCCGACGTTGTCGTACTGCGCGTAGCCGTCACCGGGGCGCGGCAGGACCTGCGAGGCCTCGGTGATGCCCAGCACGTTCTCGCCGGTGGTGGCCGTGATCTGCACGCAGGTGTGCGCGCCGGTGCCGGGCTTGACGGGGACGCCGAAGCCCAGCGTGCCGGAGCCTTCCTTGGTGCGAGTGATGGTGTTCCACTCTTCCATGTTGACGCGGCGGCCAACGGCGAAGGCGACGAGGTTTTCCTTGAACTGAATAGGCATGGTGGGTGCCCTCCTTTACTGGTTGCGCCAGGCGTTGAGGTCCGTGTTAGCCTTGGCCAGCGCCTTGTCGGCCAGGGACTGGGCATCGCCCACGTTGACCACGCCATTGCGCAGCGCGGTGGCCACGGGGTTCGTGGTGGCGGCGTCCTTGGCCAGGGCCTTGAACATGCCGGTGATCTCGGCGTCGCTGGCGTCCTTGACGATGCTGTCGCCCAGCTTGGCCAGCACGGCGGCTTTGCGCAGCTCGGCGTCGGTCTTGCCCTTGGGGTCGATGCTGGCGTCCATGGCCTTGACCTGGCCCACCAGCTCAGTGCGCGCAGCCACCAGGGCGTCCACGTCGATGACCGCGGCGTCCTTGGCCTTCTTGACTTCGGCCTTGAGCTTGCCGATTTCCTCGTCCTTCTCTTCGTCGGACTTCTTCTTGGCGGTCTCGGCATCGGCCAGCTTGCGCGCCATGTCGGTCTTGTACTGCTCGATCAGAGCAACATCGGTGTCGGCAACTTGGACGGCCTTGTCGCCCAGCACCACCGTCTTCATGTCAGGCATACGCCCTCCTTTGGATTTGGGCGAAATGCCCGGTTGAAAATCTTGGACAGGGCTCGCGCCCCAGGAATCACCGATGCGCGCCTTCTCTCCGGCGCGGCCCTTGGGCACCAGGGCGAGGTGGTTGTAGCGAATGCCGCGCTGCTCGAAATCGGCCTCCAGACCGTCGCGGGCCGGGACGATGGCGGCGCTGTAGCCCATCGAGATTTCCTGATGGGTCGTGCGCGCGGCCTTGGTCGCTCCGGCGTCCTTGATCATGGGATTGACCACGATCCATTCAGGCTCGGTCGCGTAGGCGTCGCCCACCTCCCCCACGGCCAGCTGCTGCCAGTTCGCGGCGGTGACCTCCTCGGCCGGGTGGTCAACGGTCACGGGCAGGCGCGTGATGCTGGCCAGCGAGTCCTTGGCGAAAACCTCGTCGGCATGCCGGTAGACCCGCACCACGTCGCCAGGCTTGAAGCCGGCATCCCGCGCCACGTCGCCCAGCTCGCTCGCGTAGTACAGCTGCACGCCCGTACGCGCCACGCGGGCCGTGGCCACGAGGTAGCCCTCGCGGGTCTCCTTGAGCTCGCCCACGGTCACGCGGTCGCTGAACTTGATGCTCATGAGCCCTCCTTTGAACTCCAGTTTTCGTCCAGGGCCTCGAAGATCTCGGGGCCCAGCTTGATCTCGCCGCGCCAGGGCTCGATGGCATCGATGTCGCCGGCGAAGGCGTAGGAGATCGAGACGTGCGGCTGGTACTCCGGCCAGTCCCAAGTCGCTCCGGCCCGGACCATCTCCTCGTGGCGCCAGGACAGGCTGCTGCTGACGAACGCCAGCACGGCCGTGTCCTTGCTTTCCCCGAAGGCCTCCATCAGCCGCGCGCCGCCGGCATTCACGACCAGCTCGCTGCCCCAGGCCTCGCCCATCGCCATCCAGTTCACCGGCTGGCGGCTGTAGGTGATGGTCACGTGCATGTCTGCGGCGGCCACCAGATCGCCGACGCCCTGCTCCCGGTAATGGGCCAGGATCTCGGCGGCGTTGAGCACCTTGCGGCTGACGTACAGCGGGCGCGGCGCGGCGTCGGCCAGCGGCGCGGCGGCCGTGGCCGGCGGGTCTTCCTCGCCCTCGGCCGGCAGCCCCTGCTGCCCCAAGCTGCCGTATTCCTCGATGGCCTGCTCCAGCCCGGGCAGCATCCCCTGCTCCGTCAGCTCGTTGACCAGCGCATCGGACAGCGCATCCATCGGGATCAGCGCACCCTCGTTGTTGCCGGCCAAGGCGCGCGCGGCCGATGCGGTCTTGCTGAAGATCTCAGCCCGCTCGGTCTCGGTCAGCTGCCGCAGCGGGCGCCACTCGAAATAGATCTCCTCGGGCCGCTTGCCCAGGGCCTGCCAGATCAGGCAGTCGTCCAGCAGCTCCATAGCCGGCTGGATCTCCGTGGCCTGGATGTGCCCGATGCGGTCGAAGTACACGCGCTCGTCGCCGTCTCCGGAGCCCGACAGGCCCACAGCGGCGCGGCCGTACAGGCGCGTCACCGGGATGCGCGAGGCCCCGGCCACGGCGTCCATGAACTTGGCCACCACGTCCGGCAGGCCGGCGAAGTTCGCGCTCTTCTGCTCGTAGTCGTCCTCGGCGTCGATGACCAAGGCGCCGTTGATGCCCTTCATGGCCGCCTGTGTGCTCAACCGGCGCGTGACCTGGGCGTCATTGCCCTCGTCCGCCAGCAGGTCGGCGAAGCCCTTGAACTTCAGCACGTCCACCTTCGCCTCGAAGACCAGGGAGGCCATGTTGGCCATGGTGCTGTCCATCTGCTGGATGGCATCCATGGTGGACTGCAGCACGCTGTCGCCCCAGCCCTGGTTGGCCGTGGCCGTGTTTGCGTCCTCGGGCAGCGTGGCGCCGCGGAAGATCACCAGCCGGCTGGCGTGGATGCGCACCTGGCCGGCGTTGTCGCCCGTGGCCAGTGTGTAGAACTCCGGTCGCCCGTAGAACGGGTTGTCGATGTCGCGCACCACCTGGTCGGGGGTCAGGTTGTTCCGGGTCAGCACCACCAGGGATCGGACCTCCTCCTTGCCAACCTGCAGCGGCAGCTCCTGCTTCGCCGTCTTGGTGTTCAGGTAGATCGCCGACCCGCCGTACAGCCTCGCGGCCGTCACGGCATCCTGCACGCGGCGCTTCAGGTGCAGCATCTTCTCCAGCCGCTCGATCTTGGTGATCTGATCGGCCTCGGCGCGCCACTGGCGCCACTTCCGGGTCGAGTCCTCGGCTGGGTAGTCGATGATGGCCCTGGCCAGCCAGGAATTGCGGTACGCGGCCAGCAGGGCGGGCCCGGCCAGCAGCGTGTCCACGTACTGGTTGTGCGCAGCCTTATCGCGCGCGGTGCCCAGGTTCGCCACGATGTTGACGAGCCCATCAGCCATGTTTTTGATGACGCCCATCAGAAGCCTCTCCAGGAATACCCGGCGCGCTTGATAAGCGGGCCAAGCGCATAACGCAATGCGTCGATGTAGTGGTTGTTCGCGTCCACGATGTCCGTGAGCACGTCGCCGCTCTTGCGGTCCACCTTGTAGCTGTAGAGCCGGGCCTCGCGCAGCACCTGGGTGCACCGCTCATGGATGACGATTTCCTTGTAGCCGCGCAGGTGGGCGATGCCGTCCTCCACGCTGCCCTTCCACTTCTCCACTGCCTCCAGCTTTGGCAGGCACTGGCGCTTGCCGTCGCGGCCCTTGCTCTTGACGTGGCTGATCGTCTCGGGGCGCGCGGAATCGGCGCGCACTGTGTGCTGCTCGATGCCCGGCAGCCGCTGGATCACGTAGTCGGCGATGTCGTCGTTCTCCAGGCCGACTTTGCCGGCCTCGTACTCGATCCAGAGCCGGCCATCCCCGACCCAGCACTTCACGCCGGCAGTCGGGTCTTGCGAGAAGCCCCAGTCCAGGCCGAAGTACGGGCCATCCCAGCCCGGCTGCGGCTCGAACTCGGCCACACGGTATTTTCCAGACAGGATCTGCGCGTCGCTGTTCTCACGGTACGCGCCATCCCACACCCAGGCGTAGGTCTGGTCGTCCAGCCGGTCGCGGTCGGCCTGGCGCTCTTGGTCTAGCACTTCAGGAAACCAGGGGTTGTCCGAGTAGTTCAGCTCGACAACCTTCGAGTTCGGCGGCGGCTCCTTGCGAAAACGCTTGTCCGTCGGGCTACCGTCCTTCTCTGGGTTCCATGTCACCCAGATCTCGGAGCCCTGCTCGCGCACCGTGGGAGCCAGCTTCTGCCAGGCCGTCTCGCTGACGCTCTCGGCCTCGTCAACCCAGGCTATCAGGATGCGCGCCTTGGACTTGATGCTGTCCAGGTTGTGGCGCAGGCCGGCGAACACGTAGGAGACGCGGCGATTCTTCGTGCGGATGTACTGCTCGCCGATCTCGAAGTAGGCATCGAGCCACGGAACCGAGCGAATGGCCTGCTTGATCTCCTCCATCGAGGACTCGCTCAGGCTGTTCATGTACTCCCGCGCGCCCAGGATCACCCCAGACACGCCGGCCTCGGCGAACATGTACGCGCGCACCGCCGTCATCATCGCGAAGCTGCGGGTCTTCGCCGACCCACGGCCACCGTGCGCGCACCGGTATCGGGCCTCACCACTGAACACCGGGATCAGCTTGGGCGGCAGTTCAATCCTTGCCTTGGACATTCGGGGCCACCAGTTCGATCACGGTCGGCGTCGTGGGAATCGGCCCACCATCGGGGCCGCTGTGCTCGACCTTCTCGGTCAGGAAGCCCAGCAGCTTGGCCTTGCCCATCGTCGCAGCCACCATCGCGGCAGCCTGGGGCTTCTCGCCACCCTTCGCGGCAGCCCGGGCCTCTTCAAGCTCGGCAAGCAGGTCATCGACGGTTACCGCGTTGCGCTCTGCTGCGGCCTCCTGTATCTGGGCCACCCTTACCGCCACATTACCGTTCGCCAGTAACTCACTGGCCTTCACCGCGATCACGGCGGGCTTCATCTTCTCGGCGTTGTAGGAGCGCCGGTAGGCTTCGGAGGCATTGCCCGTCTCGACATAAGCAAGAGCAAAGGCCTCCTGCTTTGGAGTCAGGGCCATGTCTATTCCTGTCTATCAAATGAGCCATTGGCGAACAGGTTGCGCATCGCCTCGGTTGTCGCCATGAGGGACTTCATGGACTGCCAGGGCAACGGGATCACCCCGGCGTCTTCGCATGCCTGCTCAATCGCGCCGTCCGCCTGGATGTCGCCAACGGAAGTCCAGAGCAAGCACCTGCGCACTCGCTTCAGGGTCGCTTTGCTCATCGCTATCTGGCATGCGTACAGCGCGGCCTGGCCGATCCCAGCAACGACGTGGTTGTAGCCCTTGGTCCCGTCTTTGACTTCGATCACGCTGACGCTTCCATCGACATGAAACACGACGATGTCTGCGCGGCCGAACTTCAGAGCCATCTCGTACACGACCGTGTCGTGCTCGGTCATGGGGATGCGGTCCTCGAAGACCTTCGCGGCCACCGATTCCCTGAAGAGATCGACCACATCGCGCTCAACCCCATGGACGGGTCCGGCTTCCATCACTCGCTGGATTTCCGCATCGATGAGGCGTCGGTTCGGGATCTTCTTGTCTTGTGCGCCAGCCACGTCAGCAGCCGGCTTTGCCTTTGCCGGTGTTGCCATGGCAGGCCCTCATTGAGTTATCGGATTGCGCTCAGGAAGTCCAGCGCGTCATCCATTGATTCGAAGTTCAGAAAATCGGCCTGGAAGCGCTCAAGGGCCTCAATGCACCCATTCCGGCACTCTTCAAGCGTGCGGTCGCATGCGCGAATACGGGTCGCGAACAACATCCTGTGGATGGCGCGCTTCTTCAGTGCTCGGACTTTCATCAGCCGGCCTCCTCGTCGTATGCGATGCGAACCGCAGTCAGGATGTTGTTCACGCGGTTGCTGGAAAGGTCGCTGTGCTGCACCCACTGGACGACAGGATGCGCCGCCATCCCAGTGGCCTTCTCGAATTCCTCAAGGGCTGCTTGCACCTTCGCAGCGGCGGCCTTGGCGTGCTCTTGGATTTGGTCGCGCGGGGTCATGGCGCTCTCCTGTGAATAGGTGCCACCGCTGCGGGCAAGGCGTCCCTGGCGTGTGAGGCGTGGTGGATGCGCCCGAGCGGTGGCGGAATAAAAAAGCCCGCCGAAGCGGGCAACCACGAAGAACCGGTGGTGATTAGTGCAGCGGAAGCGCGGGCTGGATCTCGGCGTTGAGGCTTTCGATGCGGGCCAGCAGCGGCGCCTTTTCCTTCTTGCGCTCCAGCATCAGGTGCGAGCCGAAGGAGGCGCGGACTTTGGATTCGACCTCCTGGGCGATGGCGGCCTGCAGTTGCTGCCACAGGCCCAGGCTGGCGGTTTGCATGGAATCGAATGCCTCGATCACGTCCAGATGGAAATCAGCGTCGATCCACATGGCGTAGGCGATGACCAGCGTCTTGGAAACGAAGGTGCCCTGTTCTGCCTGCGGTCCGCCCTTCACTGTCCACACAGGGTCGATGCACTGGCCGGTGCATCGCTTCTTGATCGCCGCGACGAGCGCGGCAGTCTCCGGGCGCTTCATGAACGTGCCAGGCCTCTGGCTGATCGTTGCAGTGCCGCGAGCCATGGCCGCGCGGTGCAGGTCGTTGAGGCAGTACCGGCCACTGGCATCCTGGCGCACAGCGACCTGGGAAATGGTCAAGGGATTCACGTCGTTCCTTTCGTGGTCGGAAACGAAAAAACCGCCACTTGGGCGGTTTGCTTGGCGGCCACTGTGTGGCTCTGGTGTGGGTTCCCCCATTCGGACTTACGCCTGCTGGGGCGCTGGGGGGATGCCGTTCGCTGACCAGCTCCGCAGCTTGTGGCGAGACATTCCCGCGCGCCAATCCCGCAGCGCGCGTCCCGGCTGGTTCGGGCGCAAATGGAAAAGCCCCGACTGCGCGAGCAATCGAGGCTTGGCGAAAGCAAAGGCCATGGGGATCGGCCTCGCGGCCCAGGTCTGAGACATGGGGGCTGTATTGGTACCGGGGCCTTACACCCAGGTGGCTTGTCGCACTTTCAGCGCTTGTGGTGGCCCGCGCCTATCTCGGGTCCATTGGGGCGACTTCCCCTTGCGGGTACTACTGCATCGGCTGCGACCTTCACCATCACGGGGGAAGACTGGGTGCCTGCAGATCTCCTGCAGCGCTTTTACTGGTGCGGGGCAGTGCTCGCAAACCAATCTTCCTTCGTGATGGCCCTCGTCTCTCCGAGGTGTCGCGCTTGAGAACCGTAAGCAGAGGCCGCGTTTGCTGGTCTGCGTAGCCTGCGAACAGGCGGATTGATCGATGGCGGCCGACAGTACGCATCGGCATCGCCGCGGCGTTTGCCGCTGGCCTCATAGCTGTCCGCGAGCGGAATGACCCGGTTCCGACATCTCTATGCGCATTCGCCATCACAGGGCGCGCCGCCCATTTCTGGTCACCGTGGTGGAAGTGCAACGCAACCTCCAGCGCGTCTTGTGATGGCCCTGATTTCTCAGGGCGCGTCTATCCATCTCGGTCCTGCCTACGTCAACAAAGCGGAGGGAGCGAATTGGACAGCGGGGAGGCCTAAGCACAGCCCCGAGCTGACACTTTTCAGTATCAACGCGGGACCAACGTTAGCACAGATTTACGCAAAAATCAAATCAGCGCATCAGCTTGCGCACACGGCCGCTCAGGGCGCGCCTGCAGTCGTTCACATGGTCGATCAGGTACTGCGCGTCACGGTTGGCCGGCTCCCGGCGCAGCTTCTCGCCCTTGCACTTCGGGCACTTGTGTATGCGGCCCTTGCGCTCGATCTCACCAACACCGGCGCAGACCTTGCAGCTGGGGTCCAGCATCCATTCGATGGCGGCCGTGATGGCGGCTGCCGGCTCCACGAACTTGCGCTTGTGCGCCACGTACAGCAGCGCTGCATAAACCCGGGTCATGTCAGCCTTGGTGGGCTTGCTGACCAGACGCATGAAGTGGCTGGCCATGTTGCTCGCGCTCATACCGTTGGCTTTCACCAGATCGACCTGGCCGATGCGGTGGGGCACGTCCTGCAGATTCGTCGCGCCAGTGGCGCAGAGGTAGCGTTCTTCGGTCATTGCTGGCTCTCTTTCTTCAGTTGGCGCGTTTTTCCATGCGGCGCAGGCGCTTGCCCATCACACGCTTGAACTTCTTGAGGTACTCCACGTCGTGGGTCACGACCTGGTTCTGGGTGTAGAGCCAGTCCACCTTGTCATCGCCGATGCGGGCGCGCAAGCGCGGCTTGTACTCGGCCAGGTTGCCGCTCAGGTGGCGATTGCAGATGGAACAACCCTTGTGGATGTTCCAGAGGTTGAACCGGACTGCAGACGCGGCACCCACCGAGCGCAGGTGCGATGCGTGCCACTGGCCATCCCAGTGCGGACCACGATCGCAAGAGCAGCAGCCCAGGTGCGCATCGCGCAGGCGAACGATCTTGTTCACGATGGCCTGGCACTCGGCCAGCCACTTCGCGCGGGGCTTGATGGCCTCTTTGCGCCGGCGCGTCTCGGCCCTCTCGACCTTTGCGGCCATGCGCACCGCCTTGGCCTGGGCTCGCTCTTCCTTCTCGCGCTTGGCGATGGCGTAGGGCTCTGCGCATTCGGCGTGGACGATCTGGCTCGGGCGCTCGGGCGTGAGCTTGGCGCGGCAGTGGGCACAACGTGTGCGGCGGAAGGTCATTGGCCTCCCTTCAGTGCCGCAATCTCGGCCTCAAGCTGCTGAATGCGCTCGTGCAGCTTCTTGTGCGCCTGGTATGCATGCCAGGATGAGCCTGCGCTGACGCTCTTGTGGATCGCGGCCACATCCTCTGGTGTCAGGCGAGTCAGAGGCATGGCCGGGATCAACTCGAACGTGCCGCGCTCCCAATCCATCCCGTATCCAGCCACCTGAAGGGGGACAGAAGAACGCGGCCCAACCTTCCCCGGGTTGTGAACGACGATCCGAACTTCATCATCCAAGTTGCGGGTCGATGCGCGAAGAATGATCTCTGCCAGTTGGTCGGCTTTCATCGAACCACCCTCCCCTCTGCGCGGCTACTTGCCTCCTGGCTGCGCCAAATCTCCACCTGCAGCTCTGCCGCCTTCATCTTCCAGCGGAAGAGTTCTTCGGCCTCCACGGCAGCTTCCAGGCCATTCAGCAGCTCGATGTACTCCGGGTGGGCGTATGCGGAGGCCTCGCGGTCAGCCACGGTCTTCCCTTCGGACTGCTGCATCAGGATGGCCTTCTTGCTCTTGCGGAACTCTTCCAGCTGCACGCGCTTGGCTTTCGCAGCTGCGTAGCGGGGCGCGGTCTGGAGCATGTAGTCCACGGCTACCTGGGGATCAATGGGCGCGCGGTCAGTCATGGCGCCCCCTGAAAGCCCGGACGATCTCGGCAACGCCTTGCAGGGCGATGCCCACCAGGAACGCGCAGCCGGCGAATATCCAGAAGCTGCTGAAGATGAATTCGAGGTAGCTCATGCCTGCGCCCCCTTCCCCGCCCGCACCATGTCGGCGAGCTCGTCACGTGCCAGGATGGTGTCGAGCTCGGCCATGGCGCGGCGCGTGTAGACGGCGGCGTCCAGCAGTTCCTCGTACTGGTGCTGCAGCCACTGGCGCAGTTCCAGGGGGTTCTCGGCCACCGTCGTGCCGTATTTCGCAATTCCCAGGACCTGACGGCGCGCGATGTCTGCGCAGACCAGGGCTTCGATTCCGGTTGCGGTCATGCTGCGGCCCTCCCCTGCTGGATGCGCGCACCCAGGCCGGCGAATGGGCTTGCGTAGTCCTTCCATGCCCGGCCGGCGCGGATCGATTTGATGAGGCTCAGGCTGACCCCGTACTCGGTGGCCAGCGCTGCGCTGGTCTTCGCGGACAGGCGGATGTCGCGCGCCTTACCTTCGTTGAGCTTGGCGCCTGGCGCAGTGCGGCGGGCCTTGGCAACCTTGGCGCAGCGGTCGATGCTGGAGTACGCACCGGCCTTCGCGGCGGCCTCGGCCACCTTCTTGACGGTCGAGAGCCGGACGTGGGCTGGGTTGCAGCAGCACTTCTCGCCACAGGTAACGACCACCGGCTGGCGGGAGGCTGGCGGTGTGCCCTTGATGGTGGCAACGACACGGCGCACCAGCAGGCATGGTCCGCCGCCGCGCTTCATGATGGGATAGCCGGTGTCGCTGGTGGCGCCTTGCCAGATCCAGCAGTCGCCGACTTCTTCGCAGCGCACCTTGATCTCGTCCAGGGTGATGGCGGGCTTCATGCTTGCTCCTTCGCGCGCTGTTCGAGCCACTTGGCCTTGGTTGCCACGGCGGTTGATCGGTCGGTGGCGATCTCGGCTATTTGGAAGAGCTGGATGCCCGTGTCATATCCGGAGCTGGCCCAGAATGTCCCGTCCTTCCACTGGATCACCCGGCCATAGCCAGGCGGCCATGTGTCCAGGTGCCTGGCCAGCAGCTCGATCAGGGTCGCGCCCCGCTGCTCTTCCTCTGCCTCGAACTCGATGACCGTGTGCATCACTCGGATCTCGTTGCGCTGCGCGCCGAACAGGAAGTTGAGGAAGGCGACGAAGCCAGATGCCAGCGGGTCGAAGCCCATACGGCGGAGTACTTGGTAGCGGGTCATGCTGCACCCCCGTTTCCATCCGATCCCGTCCGTTCGCATCCGTTTTTCAACCCGATACGTGCGGCGCAGCGCAATATCGCCATGCGCATCGCCTCAGCGCGCTCGGATTCGTTGCAGACGGGTTCATTGCACAGGATCTCGCGTCGCTCGTCCTTGAAGCGCGCGGCAACCCACGGCTTCTCAATGCCTGGAGCGCTGTGCTCCAGGCCGATGCGCAGCGCGGCGGCGAGGCGGAAAGAGTCGTCATTCCGCCTGATGGGCTCCCACGGCAACCCGTTCCATTGGGTGTGAGCAGTACCGACCTCATCAAAGGTGATCTTCAGACCTGCAGCACTCGCTGCTGCTTCGAGCATTTCGCGGTCGATCATGCTGCGTCTCCGTTCTTGGCTGCTGCCTTTTCTGCAATGCGCGCGTCAATGGCTGCACCCAGTTCGTGGCCATGGAAACCGATGGACGCATAGACGACCTGCCTGGGATGCGTCAGAGCTTCGGTCTCGCCAGATGTGCCGAACTGCTTGATGTAGTCGTAGCGCGCGGCCTTGATGCGCAGGGCCTTGTTCTCTGCGTCCAGGCGGCGCAGCTCGGCGGCTGCCTTCTCGTGCACTGGCACGCCGTCATACCAGCGATGGCTGGATTTCTTCATGCTTCCGAAGAACTCCGCCAGTTCCAGCGCTTCGCTCTGTGTCTCTGTCTTGCTCATTGCCCAAATCCTTTGCTGATCCAATCGGCCCGCTTGGTGGCCTGCTCTTGAGTTACTGCCTTGTGCTGTTCGCATGCCGGCGCCGTTGCGCTGTACGTGTGTCCCTTGGTGCGCTTCATGCACTGGGCGAAGCCGAGGCGGCGCATGCCTGGGTCTGTTTTCTTGGGCTGCCAGTGCTGGCAGGAGATGCAGGTGGTCATGCGATTTCCTTCAGCAGGGCCTTGAGCTGCTTCAGCTTTGCGGCCTCGCCCGTGGTTCGGCTTTGCTCTTCCTCCAGGGCCAGCGCTGCGGCGTCCACTTCATCCGCCAGGGCGCGCATCTTCTGGGCCAGGCTGCCGAGCACATCGATGGCCGACGCGGGCGCGGCTTGTTGGGGAGTGGCGGGCTGGGTCACGGTCGATTCCTTGGTCTTGGGCGGGGTGGATTGGGCAGCGGAAACAGCGACGCGCTGGTGCAGCGAACCGTGCTCGGTGGATCGGATGAGGTCGGAGTCGGCCAGGGCGCGCAGGCAGCCTTGCAGCGTGTGGCGGTCCAGGCGGGCGCCGGTCGTGCGGTGCAGGGCCTGCGAGATCTGGGCGACGGTCCAGGCCTCGGCGATGGGCACGGCCTGGAACACCTTCTGCGCGATGGCCGTCTGGCCGGCGAGCTTTTGCTTTTGCTTGTCGGGCGTCATGCCGTCTCCTTGTTGGTCAATGCGAAGTGGAAGACGCCGAACTTGTCGGCCTGTTTGCTTTCGGGACGGACGCGGCCGGCGTGGATTGCCTGCTCTGCCTCGGCTTGGTTCACGCTGGTGGTCTTGCCCTGGCGGACCACGTAGAAGCCGAAGCCTTGGCGGTAGCGCAGGACTGCGCCGGCGCGCAGGTGCTGGATGAGGGTCATTGCGCGCCTCCTGTGGGCCGCTCCAGCAGGCGGACGGCCTGGTCTGGCAAAGTGGTGATGAGGGTCTTGCCGGCAACGTTGCCGTTCTTCAGCACAGCGATGGCGCGCTCACGGTTGCCGATCAGTGCAGGACGCGGCAGAGGCAGGCCCCGGCTCGTGTACTCATGGTCCGGATCGCGGTCGCCGGCCAGCCGCCGCTGGTATTCGAATTCGCCGCGCCCCGTGTAGGCCCGATGAGACTCCTGGAAGCGGTGCTGCAGGTAGGACAGCTCTTTGAGGTCCATGCGGCAAACCTTGGGCCAGCCGCCCAGGTCTTCGATCACGGCATGGATGGCCGGATCATCAAACACGACATCGGTGTATGCGCCCACGGCGCTCATGGCCTCGTGGACCTTGCCCCAGGCGATGGCCGCGCGATCCGTGGATGTGCCAGACAGGACGCGGGCAATGTCTGCCACCTTCGGAGCAAACTGACCGCGCTCTGGGTCGCATGCGTGCCGTTGCAGAGCCTTGGAGATCTGCTCCATCTCGAACGACTTGCAAGCGTCCCACCACACGTCCAGCAGGAACTTGGAGACGTCTTTGCCGTAGTACGCCATCACGTCCGTCAGCAGGCCAGCAAACTGCCCTTGCTCATGCTGCTGCATGGCCGCCTCCATTCGCCGCCCAAGCCTCTGCCACGCTGCGGTTCCGCTGCTCCAGGGCCTCCTGCTTGTTGATAGGCGCGGCGCGGCCCGGCGCAGCCGGCGTGCCACTGCTACCCGCGTACCACTCGGCCTTGAACCCCTGCCAACCACGCTCCACGCAGGTCCGGACAGCCTGCTCGACAGTGATGCAGGCAGAAGCAGCCTCGCGCTGCAGGGCATCGATCACGGTCTGGCTGATCGGGCCAGCGCGCTTTGCGGCGCGGACCTTTTTCCAGTCCTTCAGCAGGCTCTCTGGCACGCCCTCGATGGTCTGGACAGGCTGCGACGGCTTGGCAGGAGCCGAAGGCGACGAAGAATCGCCAGATTCTTCTTTCTCTTCTCTCTTCTTCTCTTCTCTTCTCTTCTCTTCTCTAGGCGTTTCCTGGCGTTGCGTGGCGTTTCCTGGCGTTTCATCGCCAGCTTCTGGTGTTTCTTGGCGTTGCTTCTCGCGGAACGCCTTCACGCGCTCGGTGCTGTTGTCGTCTGCACGCTCGCGCTTGACTTGGCGTTTCGTCCAGGCAGCAACCATTCCATCAACCAGCAGGCCGCGCGCCTCCATGGCCACCACGATCTTTTGGGTAACGCCATCTTCGAAGCCCATCAGGAGATCGATGGACTCGAAGTCCAGATCGCCATAGGTGCCCCGGTCGCTGGACGCGCTGGCCTGCTCCAGGACGAACGCCCAGGCAGCGATCACGTCAGGCAGGCGGCAGCCTGCGCGACGCGCTACCAGCTGAAATTTCGGGTCCGTGACACTGCCGTGATGCCATCGGAACCAGTCAATACCATTGGCCATTCGATTCCTCTTGTGCGCTGGCCCCGTGGGGCCATAAAATGCGCATGTCTTTCGAAACTCGTCTGAATCCCGGCTGCAACCGAGACCAGACACAAAGATCGCCTGCCGCCTAACAGCCGCAGGCTTTTTTGTTTTCCTTTCTCATTCGGAACTCGAAGAGCGGTTTTCCGTTACGCGAAAGTTCATTGGGGTGCACGGTCGAATTCCTTCAGGCCCAGGCTGCGGCCAAGGACACGCATGTCCAGGGACGCGGATGCGAGGCGCAGGATTGCGTCATCGAGAGAAAGCCCATGCTCTCGGGCATAGGCTTCCAGCTCTCGGTATTGGGGTTCTGACAGCTCGGCATTGAGCTGCAGGTGTTGCTTTGCGTCGGCCACACGGGTTCCTCCGTTACGGGCAAGTCACGCGTCTGCGTGTCGCATTTGCTGGCCATCCAGACCAGAATTCCCCGCATGACGACGCCATTGCAAAGCCTCCAGTGCCAATTCGAGAATCAGCGGGGAAACCTGCTTGCGAGCCCGCGCGGCCTCCTCCATGAACAGAGCGCGCTGCTCGTCGTTGGTGGACAGGTTGAAGCGGTGCTTGCGGATGTCAGCGGGATCGGCGTACATGGTTGTTTGGACCTCTCTAGGGTTTGTTTTTCGGGACGGGTATCAGAAATGGGTGCCTGCCGTCTCTCGGGCCAGAATGGGAGCTTCCACACAACCATTCCCGAGAGGGGCAGACATGAAACGAGATATGGACCTGATCAGGCGCATCGCTCTGGTGGTCGCGGATATGGAATTCGGGAAATCGCTGGCGCACATGCGCGACGAGGACGTGGACGATGGGACGTTTTCCACGCACGTGATCTGGATGCAGGAGGCGGGCTTGATTTCTGCAACGGTGCAAACCGTGATGTCCGCCGCGCCGCCACACGTGAGAGTGCATCGCTTGACTTGGGCGGGCTGCGAATTCGTAGACGCGATACGCGACGACACGCTTTGGCAGAAGGCAAGAACGAACGTGCTCAGGCCGGGCATGTCATTCACCTTCGACGTGCTGAAAGAGTGGCTGAAAACCGAAATCAGCCAGGGCCTTCCGACCGTGAGGGCTCTTGGCCAGTAGGCTGCAGAGGTCCATCGCGGAGGCGAGTTGCCCGGCCTTGGCTGTGTCGCCCAACATCGCCACGTGCGACGCTGCATGTGGGAACGAGATGTCGGAGCCAGCGCAGACAAAAAGGCCAGCGGCGAAATCCGCCAGGGACAACGCGAAAGCCTGCTGGTCGCCAGCGCGCGCAGCAGCCATATCCACGGCAGGTCGGTCGATCTTCATGCGGCCTCCTTGCGCTGGCGGGGCGCGCGGATGCGCTTCGCAGCATTCGAGATGCGGCCCACAACACCCATCACGCGGTCAGCCGTCGCCTGGGGCAGGTCTTCTGGCCACTGGTAGATGGTTTGCACGGCGCGATAACCCATCGCTTCGGCAGCCTTCCTGGGCGTGCCGCCTAGCAGTTCGATAGCACGATCTTTTTTCATGCCTCATTGTAAACATATTTACAAGAGATGAGGCAAACGAATTTACACACCCGGGTTTAAGGTGCGCCATGCTTTACGGTGAACGCCTGCTACAGGCCATGCAGAAACGGTCGGCCACGCTGGGCCGCGACATCACGCGCAAAGATGTTGCAAAGGTTGCTGACACAAGTGTTCAGAACATCGGCATGATCATCACCAACTCCAAGGGGACCGATCAGAAGCTGCGCACCGAGGCGCACGAACGGGTGGCCTCCTATCTCAAGGTGAATTCCAGGTGGCTTCTGACGGGCGATGGGGAGATGGAGCAGGCTTCGGCCATCAATGCTCCATCAGAGCTAACACCTGCTGCCATCGAGATTGCGGTCTTGTTTGACATGATCCCTGCATCGGACAAGCTAAGTCGCGCCAAAGCGTTCAATGCTGCCAGCACTGCAATCATGCAAGTGCTGCAAGACGCAGCCTCCAAGCCGTAAGCATCTCTTCGCTTGGGAAGACGAGGGTTTTCACGCCCTTCCTCGTCAATTCACGTACAGCCTCTTCGACCTCCGGCTCGCCCTCCCCCGCGCCGCGCACCCTGACGAGCGTGCGCTCTTCAGGCTGGTCTAAAAGTACTGTGTTTTTATACATGCACCGATCATAGCTGGGCAGTGCTTGGCGGCACAAGCTGAATTTGCCGCCCTCAAAACCCCTCAAGAATGTAAATTCATCTACAAATACTTTGCAGCTTTCATGTAAACGTGTTTACAATGACCCATCGCAGCAACAAACGCCCCAGGGCTGCTGCGGCGGGTGTCACGGGATCGGCCGGGCATCGACGGCTCTCTAAAAACCAGCTGGATACACCAGGCGCACTCAGTAGAAAGCGCCCCGGCCTGACGCGCTGCCGGAACACGAAAGCGGGGCAAGTGCAGAACATCACTGCAAACCCAGGGGACAGCCTGCCCACGAACAAGAGCATCGCCCACCCGGAGCGGTCAATCCGGGAGCAAACCTCAGTCTTGCGTGCAGGGCTGAGGCTTGTTCACAAGGAGCACAGACATGGCATTCCACTACTTCAGCGACATCACGGGCGAAGCTGAAAAGCTGTCCGCCATCACCGGCATGCCAAACAAGGAATTCGCCGCCCGCTGGCCCGGCGTGAAGGGCTTCCGCTACGACGGATATCAGATGTGGGTTGGTCGGTCGCAGTCCGGCGCCCTGATGCCGGTCACGCGCCGCATCGAATACAAGGCTCGGCCCTCTCTGCACGAGTGCAATGCCAAGTGCCTGAATGGCAAGCACAGCGGCACTTGCGAATGCCGGTGCGGCGGCAAGAACCACGGCCGGGGCATGTTCACCAAGATGCTGGAGGCGGCATGAAAGTCACCAAGCTCAACGAAAAGCGCAAGCAGACCCAGTGCGCCAACTACAAGGCGGCCGTGCTGGACGCGTTCGACGCGCTGTTTCCGAAAGAGCGGCAGCAGCAGGCCATCGGCAAGCCACAGCGCCTCGACACCGACCCAGAGGTGCGGCGCAAGGCGAAGCAGCAGCTCTGACCCACCCCCTCCCCTGAACTGGGTCAGGGGAAAGACCAAAGGCGCCACGGCCCTTCGCGGCGCCTTTGGTTTTTCAACCACCACGGAGTGACTCATGAGCACACAGACACGCGAGACCTTGAAGGCTGAAATCAACGCCGCCCAGAAGGCCCTGGAGGCTGCACAGCAGGCCTACGACGAGTTCGATCAGGCAGCCGAGAACAACGTCTTCCCATCTTTGGAAGATGCCGAGGCTCTGGAGGATGTCCTGGCGAACCGCGCGTTCGATGACTGCCAAGGCGCCTACAACTGTGGAAGTGATGTCTACGAGCAGGAGTTCATGGTTGGCGACGTGGTCTACGTTGCCACGCTGAAGTGCGAATACAACCGCCACGACAAGACGTACTACTACCTGGATGGCCAGAAGTTCAGCATCACCCCCAAGGCCTCTGCCTGACCCCCTCCCCCGGCTCGTAGCCGGGGCACACCAAGGAGATGAGAGATGAAGCCAGAGGACGTCATGCGCCATGCAGCGATCAGGCGCGGCCAGATCGAGAAAGCCATGTCGGGCATGGAGCGCCGGATGAAGACGGACCCATCCCCGTATTGGCGCTCGATCATCGAGTCGAATCACAAGGGAGCGCAGGCCACCCTGCTGGCCATAAAAGAGCACGGGGAGCGGTTCATGCGCGGCGAGCTTGGAGCTGAGCAAGACCTCATTGATGTGCTCGCCTGATCCCCCGCCCTGGCAATCCCAGGGCCCATCACATCTGCAACTGGGTCCCTCGGGATAGTGCTGCAGCTCTGCCGGTTGCAGTTGTGATGGTGTAGCCCGGGTTCTGACCGGGATTGGGCTGAATGTCGTCAATTGACCCTTGGGAATCCGGTCCGCCAAGGAAGGGGGAGATCAGAGCCCCTCACCATCGCCACTTTCAGCCGCACGCTTCCCACCGCCCAGCAAGTCGGATGCTGGGATTGAAGCGCGAACACGGCTCTCTTTTCAGCCGGGCCCTGGGGGACTATCTCCAACCCTCCCTGACTCCCCAGGCGTGCCAGCAATGGCGCCGGCTTTTTCCATCGGCCCGCAGCTTCACCGCTCCGGGCCTTTTCATTGGCCTGCGGGCCGCAAGGAGGCTTTTATGTCCGACAGCTACCAACCAATCTATGACGCCATCCGCAGCCGTATTGGTGGCTGTGATGTGGGCCAAGCCGTGGAAATGGCAATCCGCTCAGCATTCGACAATGCCGGGCACCTGATGGCCTGTGTGGCTCAGGAGTTCAGCGCATCTGCGCATGAGCAACAGCGACCAGCTGTGCTTTTCCGGCCCGCACTCTCTGTGGACGGGAACCAGTGGTGCGCTCTGTATGGGGACAACCTCCAGGATGGAGTCGCTGGCTTCGGCAATACGCCAGCCGAGGCCATGACTGACTTCGATCGACAGTGGTATCTGAAGCTGCCCAGCGCGGAGCCAGCATGAACGCCCGCCCCCAATGCCTCGACTCCTTCGTTGCAGACGCCCACGTGCAGCGGCTGAGCGACGACGACGCGGCCAGCGACTTCTGGGCTGTCCAAGCCGAGCGCGAGATCCGCACCGGCCTGCGGCTCAAAAAGCCCGCCGACTGGTTTGAGACCCGCATATCCGGCCCGCGCGGCGGCTGGTCTCCAGACGAGCTGCTGCTGCACGCCCTGGACTGCGACAACGAGCCCGTGCGCTCCGTGTTCGCCAAGGTGATGGTGGGCCAGGCCAGCGCCGCCGAGCTGCACACCGCGCTCATCGACTTCGCGCTGGAGCACTGCAGCGAGGGCGTGGCCGCCGCGCTGGAGCAGGAGGCCCGCAATGCTGCCTGACGCCGCAACCGTCGCCAAGCACCCCGCTCTCGCCGAATTCCGGCTGATGGAGCTTGAGGCCCGCTGCGCAACGCTCGAAGCCGCGCTGCAGCGCCAGTTCGCAGAGCCGATGCCGCCCGAGCTGGTGCGCGCCGCGCTCGCCCAACAACCCCAGGCGCTGGAGTTCAGCGCTGACGCTATCTGATTCAAGGAGATGTCATGACGAACAACGTTTCGAATATCGCCGACCACATGGCGCTCACATGCGACTGCGGTTCCGTGCATTTCTCTCTGCTGCGATCCGATGGCATTGAGTGCAACTCCTGCGGCAAACGTCAGCCGATGGAGTGGCGCGAGTACGACGCGCACGAATGCCCGGAGTGCGGAGGCGCCGGAAAGAAGACCGTGTACCACGACGTGAGCCACCAGCTCGGCAAGGACTCTCTGCCATTCCTGGACGAGTGCGAAGCATGTGAAGGCCTCGGATGGTGCGGGCCTGATGCCGAGAAGCGCGCGGCCATCGCCAAGAAACCCCAGGCGCTCCAGCACTGCGCCGATGCAATCTGAGGACACAGCATGATGAATTTTGAAAACTGGTGGAATTCCGAATCTGCAGATGGCTTCCGCGCGAAGAATGAGGCTGTTGATGGGGAGTCTTTCCGTCCTGTCTGGGATGCTGCGATCCGCTCTGCGCTGGCAGCATCACCCCCAGCCCAGGCACCTGCAGCGCCCTCGACACATGCCGGTTTGCTGGCTGCCGCTGCACACATCCAGGCAAAGGCCCAGGCTCATCTTGACGAGCGAGGCAGCTACGACCCAGACACTGGCGCGGTCGAGATGAGCGAGTCGAATCAAGAGCACTTCAACACCCTTGATGAACTGGCCGAGGAAATTCGACTGCTGGCCGAAAAGGCCGCGCCCGCGTCCTGCGACAAGCCGCCTGCCGGCTGGACCTGCAGCCGTGCGCCTGGACACGACGGCCCCTGTGCGGCAGCACCTGCTGCGCCAGTAGCCGCAAAGGAGTCCCAATGAGCCGCTGCCCATTCTGCAAGCTCGACCCCTACGAGTACGTCGATGTAGGGGTCGGATACGTGCCCGTGGCAGTGAACTGCTGCGACTGGGGCTACTACCTGTTCTGTGGCTGGGGTGACAACGGCGCCGGCAACGGGGAAAGAGTAATGCACGACATGGCTCGGCGCATCCTGCGTTTGCGGCAGTCGCACTCACCGCGCAAGAAAGCCCGCGCTGCGCGACTTCTGAGGAGTCTCGAAGAATGATCCCGCCCATACAACTCCCACAGAACCCGCCCCTCTCGGCGGGTTTCGCTTTTCAGGAGCCACCGCAATGCAACGAGTGACCCCGGCCGAGCCCTTCAACCCCGATCCCGATGCCCGCTACCGCCGCACGCTGGCCGAGGCCTTCCCGTGCGATGCCCGGCAGGCGGTGGCCTTCTTCGACGTGTCGCGCCCGCCGCGCTACGGCCGCTGGCTTGCCCTGGTGCTGGCAGTGCTGGGTCTGCTGGCCATGGTCGGCTGCAGCAAGGCCGAAGCGCAGCAGCCCCAGCCCACGGCGCAGGAGCAGCGCATCGCGCGCGGCGCGGCCCGGGCATGCGAGGGCAAGACGCCCGTCCTCTTGGACGGCACCTATTCGTGTCTCAAGGAAATCCCATGATCAAGTACTTCGCCCAAGACTCTGTGCAGCTGCTGGCCACCGGCGCGGCCAACTACATCCTGCGCAACCTGCCCATGCCCATCACGCTGCGCGGCGGAGAGCGGCCAGAGGGCTTCCCCCTACCCATCAAGCGCGTGCGCGGTGAAGGAGACATCACCCAAGAGTACCGCCCGCTGGCAATCCTGGAGTGGGTGCAAGACGTGGTGAGCGGCGAGGTCGCCAAGCGCGCGGCCTCAAAGAAGGCGAAGGCCGAGGAACAGGAGCCGTCATGAGCGAAGTGATCAAGCCCTCGGAAGGAAATTGGCGCGCAGAAGGTAACTGCTTTTATACGCTGCAGCACGCAGGATGGCGCAGGGGAGAGGAGCAGTTCGAGAACCGTCTCTTTGGACAGGTGCAACCCGGAAGGAACACCGGTCTCTCTGAAGCTAATCCCTTCGCCAGCCTATTCGCCGAAGCTGGCAACGTGTTCCACGAAACCGGCCTGACGCCGCGCCAGCTGGTTGAGCAGCGGGATGCGCTGCTGGCGGCGATACAGGCAGCCGTCGATTCTGGGATGGTCCCAGTATCTTCCGCAAAGGACGGTGGGGCATCCAGGCACAGCGCCCAAGTTAGGGCGGCTGATCAAATCCGATCCGCCCTGGCCTTGGTGAAAGGAGCGAAGCCATGAGCGAGCGAGACGAAATCTGGGATGCCCTCAAGGAGCACAAGAAATCGAAGTTCGATGAAGACCGCGCGCGCTTCATGAAGCAGGCCAACGAGGAGAACGACGGCGGCTGGAGCATCCACACGGACTACCACTGGTCCCGAATGGTTGCAGGCAGGCGCCTCGACTACTGGCCCAGCAGGAAGAAGTACCAGTACGAGGGGCGCGTGATGCGTGGCGATGTGATGGCCTTCATCAAGAAGCAGGAGGGCCGCGCATGAGCACCATCTTCTACGCCTTCGCATGGCTGGCATTCAACGCAGTGGCGTTCGGCCTCGCAGCCGCACACCTCATCAACTCCGGCGCCTTCTGAGCACAACCGAGATCACTATGACCGCATCCACTGACTTGGCACTGCTGCCGCCCAAAGAAACCGCCCTGCAGGTCTTCTCTGCCGACAAGGGCCTTGACCCGTACCTCGCCAAGATCAAAGCCGAGATCGATGTCTTCGTCCCTGATGTGAAGACGAAGAAAGGGCGCGACGCCATCGCGTCCATTGCGCACAAGGTCGCGCGCTCCAAGACCGCTCTGGACAACATAGGCAAGGAGCTGGTGGCCGAACTAAAGGACGTGCCAAAGAAGATCGACGCCGAGCGCAAGCGCATGCGCGACCTTCTGGACCTCTGGAAAGACGAAGTGCGCGCGCCGCTCACGGCCTGGGAAGAGGCTGAGGAAGCCCGCAAGCAAGAGCACCAGAACTGCATCGGCCGAATCCAATTCTTTGGCCAAGGCTTCGAGGGTGTGGACGCCGAGACCCTCAAGAAGCGCCTTGTTGAGCTTGAGGCCATTGCCATCGGCGAGCACCTTGAAGAATACGAGGCCGAAGCCCATCGCGCGAAGGCCAAGGCGATGGAGGCCCTGACTGTCGCCCTGGAGGCGCGCGAGAAGTATGAGGCGGAGCAGGCTGAACTGGCCCGGCTGCGCGCCGAGTCTGCCGCCCGCGAGCAGAAGGAGCGCGAGGAGCGCATCGCCCTTGAGGCCGCAGAGCGAGCCCAGCGCGAAGCCGAAGCCCGCGCCCAGGCCGAACGTGAAGCGGTGATCCGGCGCGAAGCTGAAGCAAAGGCAGCAGCCGACAAGCGCGAGCTGGAGCTGAAGCTGTCGGCAGAGCGTGCCGAGCGCGAGAAGGCAGAAGCCGTGCAACGCGAGCAACAGGCCAAGGCGGACGCCGAACGCCGCGCCGCAGAAGCCGTGGCAGCCGAGCAGCGCCGCGTCGCCCAGCAGCAGGCCGCAGAAGCCGCCGAGGCAAAGCGCCGCGAAGCCGACAAGGCCCACAAGGCTGCCGTCAACCGCGCCGCGCTGGCCGCTTTCGTTGCCGGGGGCATGACCGAGGAATGCGCGAAACAGGCCATCACGCTGATCGCAAAGAAGGCCATTCCGGCCGTCTCCATCACCTACTGAGAACCGAGAGACCACCATGAATGCTGTCGTTGAAGTTGAAACAGTCACCATGGTTCCCGCACGCAGCGCGAACCCTACTGCTGAGGTCGTTGCGCATGCGAAGACCGTCCAGCAGGTGATGCAGGCGGTCATGAAGCCGAACGTGCACTACGGCGCCATCCCCGGGGCCGGCGATAAGCCGACGCTGCTGAAGTCTGGTGCGGAGGTGCTGTGCATGACCTTCCGCATCGCCGACCGCTACGAGGTGACGGACCTGTCGCGTGACGGCTCTATCCGCTACCGAGTCAACTGCATCGGGGAGCACCAGACATCTGGCGCCACGCTTGGCTCTGGTCTTGGCGAGTGCTCATCGGATGAAGAGAAGTACCGATGGCGCAAGGCTGTGTGCGCCGAGGAATTCGAAGCCACCCCAGAGACGCATCGCCGCATGAAGTTTGGCCGCAAGCAAGGGGGGTACTACACCGTGCAGCAGGTCCGAACAGAGTCCGCTGATCTTGCCAACACGGTGCTGAAGATGGCCTGCAAGCGGGCCAAGATCGCCATGGTGCTGAACGTCACGGCGGCTTCTGACATGTTCAGCCAGGACCTGGAAGACCTGGACGCCGAACTGGTGCGCCACTTGGTTGACGACGAGCGCCAGGCCCAGGTGCAGCTGCTGCGCGACGAGTGGTGCGCGAAGGCAAAGGCCGCCGCGAGCCGAGACGCACTTTCCAAAGTGATGAAGGAAGGCGTGAAGGTTTTCCAGAACGCGAAGGACCGCGATGGTTACGCCACATTCGCCGCAGCTGTTCAGGCGCGCGGCGCAGAACTGAAGGAGTCGTGATGCGTGAAATCCTCTTCCGGTGCTCCAGCATTGGCAAGCTGATGGCCGAGCCCAAGACGAAGGCCGAAGGCCCGCTTTCCGTGGGTGCAAAGACCTATATCCGCGAACTGGCTCAGCAGGAAATATTCGGCGTTGAGTTCGAGTTCTCCAGCAAGGAAACCCAAAAGGGCCTCGAAGTCGAGGATGACAGCATCGCCCTTCTGAACCGTGTGCGCGGCCTGGCCCTGGTGAAGAACACCGAGCGCAAGACCAATGGCCTCATCACCGGCGAGTGCGACCTGTTCGACGTGCAGCGCCGACGCGGCCACGACTTGAAGTCTTCGTGGTCGGCCAAGACCTTCCCAGGGTGGACGAAGGACTGCGAGGACAAGCTCTACGAGTGGCAGATGCGCGGCTACATGTGGCTGTGGGACGCAGACGAGTGGGAGGTGAACTACGCCCTTGTGGACACGCCTGAGCGCCTGATCGGTTACGAGCCGCTGCAGCTGCACGTCGTCAGCCACATCCCAGAGCACCTGCGGCTGACCACCTGGCTGGTTGAACGGGACTTCGCGAAGGAGCGTGCGATTGCCGAGAAGGTCGAGGCCGCACGCGACTACTACAGCCAGTGCATCCATGAATTCAGCGAGTTGCACCCCGAGCCAAAGGAGGAAGCATGCCAGTCCCCCCTGTCGTGCGCGACGCAATAACCCAGGCCCTGCGCGAGCTCGGGCCGATGAGCGCGGCGGAGATAGCCGAAGCTACAGGCCTACCGCGCGGAAAGGTGAACGCGTCTCTCACGAACGCCAGGGCCAGCCACCCGGGCAAGTTCTTCCGTATCAGCCGCTGGCAGCTGCAGATCGGGCGCAAGGGCCGCGAGACGCCGATCTATGCAGCCGCACCGGGCAAAGACGCGGAGCGCCCGGCATTCGATGAGGCGCACCGCAAGGCCGCGAACCAGCGCAACTACCGCGCCAACCGCGCCCGCTGGGCCGCGCGTCGGAAGCGTCGTGCTGGCGTGGCGACGTCTCCATGGGCTGGGCTGATTCCGATGGAGACCAGGCCATGAGCAACAAGCCCAAGTGCGTCGAATGCGGCGCTGACACCCAGGTCACGGAAACGCGGCCGGGCGACGGCGCCGCGATCATGCAACGCAGAACCCGCAAGTGCAAATGCTGCGGGGCTCTGTTCAACACGATCGAGATCTACGCGCCCGATCAAAGCATCCCGAGGAAAGACCGCAGGCCACACGCCAGAGCCTGACATCAACCACGGCGCCCGCGCCAAGAAAGGAAACCTATGACCGCATACAAAGAACTGCTGGCCCGCAAGGCCGAACTCGACGCCCAGATCGCCCAGGCCCATGCCGAGCACAAAGCCGAGGGCATCGCCGCGGCCCGCGCGCTGATCCAGGAGCACAGCCTCACCGCTGCCGATGTCTTCCCCGCCGCGAAGGCAAAGGGCAGCGTGGGCGCCCCGAAGTACCGCGACCCCGCCACCGGGGCGACCTGGACCGGCCGGGGCAAGCCGCCGAACTGGATCGTGGGCAAGGACCGCACTCCCTTCCAGATCACACCCGCCTGACAGAGGCATGAGCAAAGGGGCCGCGCGGCTCCTTCCCTGATGCATCACTTCCCCTTCAACCAAGCCAGCCGTCGCGCTGGCTTTTCTCATGGAGCCGCAATGTCCGAGAACAGCAAGATCGAATGGACCGACCACACGTTCAACCCCTGGGAAGGCTGCCAGAAGGTGGGCCCGGGCTGTGACCACTGCTATGCCGAGAACCGCAATGCCCGCTTCGCCGGCGGCCAGGCGATCAACTGGGGCCCAGGCGCACCCCGCCGCCGCACCAGTGTCAGCAACTGGAACCTGCCCCTGCGCTGGAACGCCCAGGCCGAGGCATTCCAGGCCCAGCACGGCCGCCGCCAGCGCGTGTTCTGCGCGAGCCTCGCTGACGTTTTCGATAACGCAGTCAGCCGTGAATGGCGCGATGACCTGGCAGCCCTGATCCTGGACACCGCGGACCTTGACTGGCTCCTCCTCACCAAAAGGATTGGGAACGCGGGTGCCATGCTAGGCGAAATGTTCCTCGACGGCCCGCCCGCGAACGTCTGGTTGGGTGCGACGGTTGTCAACCAGGCCGAGGCCGACCGGGACATTCTCAAGCTGCTCCGCATCCCCGCGTCCGTGCGCTTCTTGTCGATGGAGCCCCTGCTGGGGCCTGTGTCGTTTGAAGGCTTGTTCGCCAACCCCAGCAACATCGCAGACGGCACGAATGCTCTGGAGGAACTGGACTGGGTGATCGTCGGCGGCGAGAGCGGCCCCGGTGCGCGTCCCATGCATCCCGACTGGGCGCTCAGCCTGCGCGACCAGTGCGAGGCCGTGGGCACGGCCTTCATGTTCAAGCAGTGGGGCGAGTGGCGACCAATCTCACAGATGAGCGAAGGCGAGGACCGCGCCCTGTGGCGGTCCCGCGTGATCGCAAAGCCCCACGAAGACCAATCCAACCTGGATGACATCTATGGCCGCGTGTGCACGACAGAGAGCACGGTGATTCACCTGGATGGCAGCGTGCACCATTTCCTCGAACCGAACGCATTCCCGCTCGGCGCCATGACCATGTACCGGGTCGGCAAGAAGGCCGCAGGCCGCCAGCTGGACGGCCGCACCTGGGACGAGACGCCCGCCACCTGACCCCCGAGGCATGAGCACAGCGCATGGGCGCTGTCCTGATACCTCCCCTCCCTCCCCCGAAGCCCTCCCGGTATGCCGCGAGGGCTTTCCTGTTTCTGCCCCATGACCCAGACCCCACCCCAGTGCCCGCTGCTCCAGCGCGCCGGCCACGTCATCAACACCACTGCAGCGCATTGGCAGCTGCTCCCCGAAAGGCAACCATGAAGATCATCAAGACCTCCGAGGCTCTCCCGAAATCTGGCCGCTACGTCCTCGCTTGGCTGGAGGGCGCGAAGATCCCAATGCGCGCCATGTGGGCAGCCCAGCACACCCTGCCGCTGGGAGATGACGCAGACCCCGAATGGGGCGAGTACAGCGAGGAGAAAGACGAATACTTCTGCCCGGCTGGCTGGTACGAGATGAACCAGTTCGAGGAGCAGCATTGGGGCGTTAGCGGCAACGTCGTCGCGTGGTGCGAGCTGCCGCGTCTGGATCACCAGTGCCTGGCCCAGATCGAGGAGCCGGCCCAGCCCGTGCTGTACGTCAGCCCTGGGCAGTTGGCCAACCACAGCAACCCCGAAGGCCCGGAGAGCGAGAAAGCTGGACGCTACCTGCCCGCGCGCAAGACCCCAGCGGGCAAGTTCATCCAGCCGCTCTACGCCGGGGCAGCTCCTGCCGATGGGGCGCCCCGAGCGCGCGACCTGCTGGGCATTGTGCGAACCGCGCAGTCCGAGGCCCGCCGCCTGATCAATGGCGAGGACTCAGGCAGCGACCTTGCCCAGACAAAGCTCGACTTGCCCGAGACGCTGCGAGTGCTGGAGCACGCGCTTTCGCGGCCTGCCGCTGTAGCGGGGTCGGCCGTGGGCGTCAAGTTCTTCAGCGCAAGCAATGAGGGGCTGGACGAGCACGATACGGCCGAGGCTGCCCAAAACGAAGCGCAGTCGATCATCGACATGTACCGCGAGGAAGCGGCCGATGGATGGCCCGAGGAAGTTGATTCTGTCTGCTGGGGCGTGATTCTCGGCAAGGCTGTCGAAAGGCCCGTCAAGGATGCCCCATTCATGGCCGGCATCTTAGGCAGCGACATGGAGCCCGTGGACTATGTGCTGGAGCCCGTGGCAGCGCCCGCCCTGGAAGCGCCTGCAGCCCCTGCTGGCGACCTGGCGCTGATCATCGCCGCGCTGGAGCACGGCCAGCCGCAGATGGCGCACTACGCCGAGCCGTGCGAACGCCACGCCAAAGCCCTGGCCGCTGCGCGCCGGTTGGCAGCAGCGCCCCAGGCACCAGCGGAAGCGCAGGAGCCAGCAGCAAACCTGCACGACGACGGCTACTGGACGCCAACAAAGACGGAAGCTGGACGAGCCCTGAACGAGCGGCTGATGCGGGCAGGCTCTCCGCGCATTCCGGTCTACACCCACCCAGCCCCACGGCAGGCAGCGCCCCAGGCACCCAACTGCACACCCTGCAGCGGCTCCGGCGAAGACCCCGAGGGCTATCTAACGCATGGCCGTGGCCCCGACGATCACACCGTTGATGGCCCGTGCCGTTCGTGTGATGGCACAGGGGCAGCGCCCCAGGCACCTGCTGCGCCCTCGGCCGTGGAGGGAGTGGCGCAGTTCAGGAAGCGGCCCGTCACGATCAGTGCGATCCAGTGGACAGGGAAGAATCTGCGCGAGGTGATCACGTTCACAGATGGCCCACCTGAGACGCGCGGAACACATGCCGGCATGGCCTGGGAGGCGTACACCGATCTTGTTGAGCGCGATGGTCTGATGATTTACACGCTCGAAGGAAAGATGCACGCAAGCGTGGGCGACTGGATCATCCGAGGCGTCAAGGGCGAGCACTACCCATGCAAGCCGGATATCTTCGCCGAGACCTACGAGCCCGTTGCGGCAGCACCTGCTGCGCCTGCAGTGGATGCGAGCGGCGCCGTGCCGGTGGTGCTCGGCAAGAAGCTGTTCCAGTTCAGTTGCCATCAGGACTGGGTGAACAGGGCTCAGCGCGCATGGAAGATGGCCGGCGTTCGCTCGGAGGACACGATCTGCCTGGACCAGAAGGGCCGCGTCCTGCGCAAGGGCCTGGAGTTCGCGCGGGCCGACAAGGAAGGCGCGTTCCCCGTGGTCGTGTATCTGGCGCTCGTGGATGACACGGCAGCCCACGACGCATGGCTCGCAGCCCAGGCAGCAGCCAAGGGGGCGAGCGATGAGTAAAGCCGAACGCTTGGGGCATGCCAATGCCCTGATCGAGATCATCAGCCGGCATGGCCGCCGCTTCTTCCGCAACCGCGAATCCGGCGCCATCGCGCGCCTGGAGCTGGATGCTAGCGGCCGGCTCTGGTGGATTGACGAATACCGGGGCTCGCGGGTCTACACGGGCAAGGTGATGGGCTATCCGCACCGCTGGCGCGGCTTCAGCCATGGGGGCACGCTGCGCTCGCTGGTGGAGGCCCTGCGCGGCTACGTCCTGCGCGGCGAGCTGCTGCACCCCGAGTACATCGCACCGAGCCGGATCGACCCTACCAACGGCGACATCTGGGGCTACGGCGCCGAGGCCGCCGCTGCAGTGCGTGCCGAGGCCCACGCCCTACCCCTTTTCCAGCGCCCCACTGGGCACAAGGAGAGCACATGAAGCTCAGCAAGAGCCAGCGCGCGGCCCTGCGCGAGAAGTTCGGGGGCCGATGCGCGTACTGCGGCGAGGAACTGGGCGACCGCTGGCATGCCGACCACATCGAGTATGTGGAGCGCGAGTTGGTATTCGTCCCCGGCAAAGGCGTCGTCTCCACCGGACGCATGCTCAGGCCCGAGCGCGACACGTTGGAGAACCTCAACCCCGCATGCGCGCCCTGCAACCTCGACAAGCACAGCCTGACGCTGGAAGCCTGGCGCGCGCTCATGCAGCGCAGCAACGAGGTGCTGATGCGCGATGTCAGCACGTTCCGCCGTGCTGTCCGCTATGGCTTGGTTGAACTGAAGGCCACGCCCATAGTTTTCTATTTCGAGCGCGCCCAGGCGCAGCAGAAAGGACCTGCGTCGTGAAACAGCACTCCCGCACCCTGGTCTTGCCGCTCAAGCGCGAGTACTTCGAGGCCATCCGCGATGGCAGCAAGACCGAGGAGTACCGGCTTTGCACTCAGTACTGGGCCAAGCGGCTCGCCGCTGTGGCCGCTGGCCACTATGACGACATCGTGCTCACGCTGGGCTACCCGGCGCGCGACGACCACACCCGACGCCTCGTGCGTCCGTGGCGGGGCTACACGATCAAGACCATCACGCATCCACACTTCGGCCCCGAGCCGGTCGAGGTGTACGCAATTGACGTTGGAGGACAGACCCCGTGACCACAGCACCAACACCCGCACTGCTGCCCTGCCCGTTCTGCGGCGGGCCAGCGTCTGCGCACGAAGTGAATCCGAAAGAAGCGCCAGGCTGGGTGCACTTGACCGTGGCGCACACCCCGGACTGCTTCTATCGCGCGCCAAAGGAGACGCTCTTGCTGAGCGCTGCCGACCTTGAGCGCTGGAACTGGCGGGCAGAGCTGGAGGCGCGCAAGCCGCTGCCGCTGAGCGATGAGCAGATCGACGCCATCGGCGACAAATGTGGGAAGCCAAGCGCAACGTGGCACTACGAGTTCGCCCGCGCCATCGAGCGCCGCATCACCGGAGGATCGTCATGAGCACGCGAGCGCGGCGACAAGCGCGACAGGTGGCAAGAGCCACAGGACCAGCAACCAGAGCCCGCACCAGCGGGCCTTTTTTATTGGAGCCCAGGCAAATGAATGCACAGCCGCAAACAGCTGCGGCGCCCACGGTCCAGGTCGTGAGCGCGCGCTTCGTGACAATCGAACTGGCAGCCGCAATGACGGGATTCACATGCAGTGCAATCCGAACGAAGATCGCGCGCGGGAAGTGGATCGAAGGCCGGCAGTGGATAAAGCGGGACGGCAGCGTCCTGGTGGATATGAAAGGATATGAACTATGGGTCGCACAGGGAGCGGCGTAGAGGTAAGGGCCAGCTCCATCCGTCTGAACTTCGTTCTGGATGGAGCGCCAGTAAAGGAGATGCTCAAGACGGATGGCAAGGCGCTCGCGCCCACTCCGGCGAACATCAAGTATGCGCACCGGCTGGCCAGCGAAATAAAGCAGAAGATCCGCTTCGGCACCTATGTGCATGCCGACTATTTCCCTGACAGCCAGCGGTCCACGTCCGGCCAGAGCATCACCCGTGGCGAGCATCTGGACAAGTGGCTCATGACGCAGGCGCACAAGGCCAACAGCACCCTCAAGGGCTACCGGGTGGCGGTGAAATGGTGGAAGGAGAAGCTGGTGCCAGACCTGCCTCTGAAGACGCTGAAGCACAGCGATATCCTGCTGGCATTGGCTTCGGAGCCAACGTGGAGCGGAAAGACCCGCAACAACAAATCCAGCGTGCTGCGCCTGGCCCTGCAACTGGCCGTGCGCGATGGTGACCTGGCAGCCAATCCGATCAGTGGGCTGGAGCCAGCCGAGCACCAGGCGCCCCAGCCCGATCCATTTTCCATCGAAGAGGTCGATTTGATCCTTGACGGCATGGCCAAGCACTACGGTCCGCAGATCGAATCCTATTTCGCGGCCAAGTTCTTCACCGGGCTGAGGACCTCCGAGAGTTTGGCAATGCGCTGGGAAAATGTGGACTGGCGCCGCAAGCAGTTGCTGGTGGCTGACGCCGTGGTGCTGGGGATCTTCAAGACCAGCACCAAGACGAATGCCTCGCGAATCGTGCAGCTGAACTCCCGGGCCATGGCGTGCTTGAAGGCCCAAAAGCCGCACACGTTCATGCAGGACCATGGCTGGATCTTCCCCGACCCGCGCACCGGCGAGCGCTGGACGGACGATGAGCCGCCGCGGGAGCTCTACTGGCGGCCGATGCTCAAGCGCCTGGGCATCCGGTACAGAAGCCCGTACCAGACCCGGCACACCTATGCGACGATGCTGCTGATGGCCGGGGTCACGCCGGCCTATGCTGCCAAGCAGATGGGGCACACGATCGAAATGTTCCTGCGCACCTATGCGAAATGGATCGACGGCGGCCACAACGCCCTCGAAATGGGCAAGCTGGAAGACCTGCTTTCCCCCCGGTCGCACCATGCAGCCAACGGGTGA